GCTCAAAGCGGTTTTGGTGGTCTAAAAAAGGCTCTTGGTGCTATCGGTATTGGGCTTGGTTTAAAGCAGATTGCTGATGGTTTGATGGATGCGGCTAAGGCTGCTTCAGCAGATCAGAAGTCCACTCAACTTCTCAATAATCAGCTTGTCAAGAATGCTCATGCTACTAAGGCTCAGGTCAAACAGAATGACAAGTTTATTGAGTCGCTTTCTTTACAAACCGGTATTTTGGACGATAACCTTAGGCCTTCTATGGCTAAGTTGGCTCGTGGAACTGGCAGTGTTGCTAAGGCTCAATCACTTCTCAAGTTAGCTTTGGATGCTTCGACTGTTTCGGGTAAGCCTTTAGATACTGTTGCTACTGCTCTAAGCAAGGCGTATAACGGGAATACGACTGCTTTGACTCGTATGTTCCCTGAACTGAAAAAGTCTAAAGATGCTTTGGCGGATTTGCGTAAGGAAGTTGAGGGTGCAGCAGTTCAACAGGCTGACCCATTCATGAAGTTCAACAACAGCATGGATATCCTAAAAGAGAAGCTCGGTAACGCTATCCTGCCTATCATTACAGATTTTGTTGACCAGATTTCTAAGCCAGGTGGATTAGTAGATCAGGTTGGTAAGTTCCTTGATGATTTGAGTAACCCTAAAACTGAAGCAGGAGCAACTTTCAAAAGCATTAAGGATGCTATTTATCAAACTATTGACGGAGTAAAACAATTCTTTGCTCTCTTTGGTGGTGGAGATGCTATGAAGGGTTTTGCCAATGTTGCTGGAGCTTTAGTCAAGATGCTTCCAGCGTTGCTTGCTCTAAAAGGTATTTTGATGTTGTCCTCTGCTACAACAACAATCGCTAATCTTGCTAAGGCTGTTGGTTTGATTCAGGCTCAGACTGCTTTAGGAGGTGCTGGAGCTGTTGCTGGGGCTGGTATTGGTGTTGTTTTGGCTGGTGTCAGTGCTGTTGCTTTGAGTCAGTTGGCTGCTTTATATGCTGTCCAAACCGCTGAATCTGGCATTAATCAGCAGTTGGCTAAACAAGGGAAAAAGGTTTCTTTATCTTCAGCAACTTTTGGTGCTCGTGGTGAAGTTATGGCTATTCCGACTAATAATGGTGGAGACTTTTTAGGTTTGAACCCTAATTCACCTACTGCTCAAAGATATAACGCTACACATATTACTGTGAATGTTCATTCTGCTGACCCTAAAGCGGTTGTTGATGCTGTTTCAACTTATGTCAAAACTAATGGCAAGGTTCCTGCTTCTTGGGGCACCGGTGGTCGTAGATAATGGCTTTACCTACACAAAAGGTTGAACTTCAATTTGGTGCATCCAGTTGGGTTGATGTCACTTCCTACGCTGGCAACATTATGGTCAATCGTGGAACAACTCGTGTCATGGATGATTATCAAGCTGGAACTTTACAAGTTGATTTCACTAATAATGATCGTAGTTTTGACCCTCTAAATACTGCTTCGACTGCTCTGCTTTATTACACTGCTGGCGGTTACACTATGGTTCAACCTGGAGCAAAAGTTAGGGTCACTTCTAATTCAAACATTATTTTTTATGGTTGGGTTCAGGATTGGGATTTTAGTTTTGACTCTGCAGGTTTGGATGGTAATGCTTCTATAACTGCTGGTGACTTGATGTATTACATGTCAAGAATTAACTTCACTGGTGGAACTCAAGGTGCAGGTAAGTTCACTGGTGACAGAATCTCTGACATCCTTACTCTCAACAATTTGCCGACTGGTTCTGTAACTGCTCGTAATAATAAGACTGTTGTTGGTGGTGATTCTCAGTCTCCTGGTGACAATGTGATGACTTATTTACAGCAGGTCGCTAGATCTGAACCTGGTGATTTGTTTGCTTCTGCTGGTAGCTCGGCAACTATGGTTTTTAGGGATAGAACTTTCACTGACTACACTTGGACTTCAGGTTATAGACAGAATGTTATTAAATATCCTGCTCCTGCAACCTATAACTCTGGAACTTCAGTCTCAACCTATAATGGCTGGTTTGGTGGTGTTGTTGCTGCTACTGCTCAAAACGCTCCTAATGGTTTGCCTTTTGGTGGAAGCGTAATTTATACAGGTGTGCCAACTGGTGGAACTGCACCTTATGTCAGTTATACGGATGTGAATCAGTCAGCGATAAACCCTACTGGAACTGCTAACAAGTATGTTATTTCAGGTTATTTTAACGGGGCTGGTGTGACTTCTGCCAACATCTTCACCTATACTGCAGCGTTGTTAGATTCAACTGGGGGCACTATTGCTTCTGGAACTGTGTCGGCTGGAACAACCTCACCTGTTGTCAACCAATTCAACCGATTTAGTGTTGCTTTGAGTGCTGCTACCGGTGTTGTTTCGGGTGTTAGCTTGCTTGGTCAATCTGGTGGAACTGGAACAAATGAGCGTTTTTATGCTGGCTATTTCCTTGCTGAAACTGGAACTGCTTTAGGATCTTATTTTGATGGCCAATATAAACCTACTCCGTCAAGTTATGGTTTAAAGAATGAAGTTGCTTGGATGGGAACTGCTTATGCTTCGCCATCAGTTTTGGCTTCTAATACTGCTTCTGCTACTGCTACACCTGCAACTTATATAACTTTCGCTGATGCCAACTCTCAAGGTGCGAGCTATGGTAACGGAACAGGTATTCCGTTTACAAGCCTTCAGTTAGCGAACTCTGGTTTGACTCTTTACAATCAAGTTCAAATTGTTGGCACTAACGCGACTGCGACTGCAACTGATACTGCTGGAACTGCTTTGTATGGTTTGAAAACTTACTCTCAAACAGATAATCTAACGACTTCTTTATCTCGTCCTGCAGAGATTGCTTCAGATGTTTTAGGTATGTGGAGATTGCCTGAATATAGGGCTCAAGAGTTCACTGTCGCTTTGCATGCTTTGACTACTGCTCAACAGAACCTTGTTTTAGGTTTGGAACTTAGAGACATTATTCGCCTTTGTTTTCAACCTTCGGCTATGGGTTCAGTTGTAGATAAGTATTATCAGATTTTATCTATCCATCATCAGGCTAACCCTGAAAAACATGAGGTGACTTTTATGGTTGCTTCTATGACCAATGTGCCTATGCGTTTAGATTCCACGCTGACCAATAAACTAAACACTTCAATTCTCGGCTAGTAGAATAGGAATATTATGGCTTTTAAAACTTGGTCTATCGGTGATGTGCTTACCGCTTCTGACATGAACTCTTATGTCGCTTATCAAACTGTGTCTATCTATGGATCTAGTGCTATTCGTGGAACTGGTATTCCTGCTGGAACTGCCGGTCAGCCTTCGTATGTCACTGATAACAAGCGTGTCGAGTTTTATGATGGAACTAACTGGCAACCGCTACCAAACGCTATTTCGGCTTTTACTGGAACTCAATCTGGTGCTTTAGCGATTAACACTGGAACGACTGTTGCTATTGCTTTTCCTTCTGGTCGTTTTGCTGTTGCTCCTGTTGTGACTGTTTCAACTAACTCAACTGTTTTGACTCCATATGTTTCGGCTGTTACTGCTGGAACTGTGACTGTTGGTGTTTTCAATAATGGTGCGACTTCCTCTGCTGCGACAACAACGATTTATGGTATTGCTGTTGCTATGGCTTCTGGAACTGCTGCAGGTTAGGAGTATAGGTGCTTAGCTGTAAAACTGTTGGTTGTGAGATGGGTAGTGAATTGCATTATCCTCATCCTGATGGCATTCCAGTTATTTGTGGTTGCTGTGGTGTGGAGATGACTGCAAGTGAGTGAACCTAAGCCAACTAATACGAGTCTGCTGTTGCAGATTGTTCGTGACATCGAGATTCTCAAAGCGAACAGCATTCAGATTTTGCAGTCCAGTCAAGATCATGAGACTCGTATTCGTGACTTGGAAAAGAGCATGAATCGTAACGCTTGGATTCCTGCGGTGATTACAGCAGTTTTGACTTCTCTTATTGTTTATGCGATTACTAAAGGATTTGGGGCTTAATCTTTAGTCGCTAAAATTGGGTTATGACTAAATATGTTGAACCCTTTTCTCCTAAACTTCGTGGTGACGAGTTTGGTAATCTAGCTCCTTATCGTAATGGCCGACCTCACAGAGGTCAGGATTGGCATCCTGCTGAACTATCTCCTATTCCTGCTATTGCTTCGGGAACTGTTTTTGTAAACGAATGGACTGATGTTTTAGGTTGGATTATTATCCATTCTGCTGGTGATGGTCACTGGGTTCTATACGCTCACTTGGCTAAACAAAGTGACTTGAAAAAAGGTGACAAGGTTGTTGTTGGTGAAACTATTATCGGCAAAGTTGGCGGTGGCAAATACAAGAGCGGTTCAGCTTCAACAGGGGCACATCTGCACTTGAGTATTGGTAAGGCTAATAAGGATTGGGGCAACCCTAACATTCACTTGGCGGCTTATGAGTCTCTAGTTGATCCGTTGAAACACATTCTGGCTAACAAGGAGTAATTATGTTGAGTTTTGTAAAGGATAGAAGTGGGCAAATTATCGCTGTTTTGGCTGCTTTGTTGTGGCGTGGTTTCGGTATTTTTCTTTTCATTCTTGGCGGTAGCATGGGTGTTGGTGCAGCTGTA